CAGTATCAACAGCCGCAGCAGATCGCCCGGCTGCAGCCGTCATTCCGTCCACGCTCAGGGCCAGGCCTTTGGCGCGGGCGTCGGCCATGTCGGCCTCCAGCTCAGCCATCACTTCGGCGGGGATGAACCCAAGGGAGCGCTGCACTTCCGACAGGCTCATGAATCCAGCCTTCACACCCTCGATCAGCGCCGTGATCTCCTTGGCCGGGTCCACCAACTCCCGGCGCGGCGGGGTCCAGATCATCCGGCGCGGGCCACGCACCTGAGCCAGCCGGGCGGCATCGTTGAACCAGCGATGCACCGGGTCCAGCACCTGAGGGATGGTGACGTTCCAGCGCCAGGCGGCGACGTTGCGGTGGAACTCCAGCCACCCCATCCGGGCGCTGCTGAAGTTCACGTCCGACAGGATGCCGGTCAGGGCCTCGAAGGTGATGCCGTACCCAGCCGCGACGGCGTGGAGATGGTGCTTCTGGTGGCTCACATAGTCCGGTGACTGCGGTGGGTTGGCGAAGGTGATCTGCTTCCCGTCCGGCAGGATCTCGATCGCGCCCGGCTCCAGTGTTTCAGTGAGCGCTGTGGTGCTGGCCAGGTCGCTGGGCTCGTTGCTGTACACGAACGCCGTGAAACAGGCCGCAATCTTCGTCTTCAGCAGCATCGCCTGAGCGATGTCATCGATGTCCCGCAGGTGCAGCAGCACCGCTGAGCCGAATGGCACGCCGATCGCCTGGCCGGCACGGTTCACCTCATACGTGTGGATGATCTCGCTGGCTGGCACGAAGTCGCTCTGGATCTTGACCCCGTTCCATTCGGTCTCGCCCGGGTGGGTCTGCCGGATCCAGTAGCCCTCCAGTCGGCCGTCGCGATCGTACTGCTGGCCGAACTTGATCCGGCTGCCGTCGTCCCGGCTGAAGTCCAGGAAGTCCGGCTCCAGCACCTGCAGCCGCATGCCCACCAGGCCCTGATCAGCCATACGCTCATCCATCCGGCGGCGGATCAGGCAGCTGCCGCGCACGGCGGTGGTGCGGGCGATCAGCGACTGCAGACCGTACCAGTTCAGTTTCCCGGCGTAGTCGCACTCGATCGAGTCGGCCCAGTCGTTCCAGGCCTGCTCATACCGGCGGCTGCCGCCCTGCGGGCTGCCGATGATGCCATCCCCAACCCAGTTGTTGACGATCACCCGCACGGCGCGGTTGGCCCAGGGGTTGCTGTCCACTAGATCTTGGTGCCGGCGCGTCAGCAGCCGCCAGGCGGTGCGGATGTCGGCGTTGGGTCCGCCGTTGCGGGTGTACCAGTTCTCTGTGCGCCTGGATTCCTTGGCCGACTCGAACGCCCGCAGGTGCGACACGGCCAGCTGTTTGCGTGCGTCTTTCAGCGCCAGCTCCAGCTGATCGCGGGTCGGCTTTCGTGCCATGCTCAATCCCTCTTGAATGACACGTAACGCCGCTGACGGCCGGCGCCAGTGATGCCGAGCTCTTCCTCCATGGTGGCTTTCAGTTTCATCATGTCGGTGAGATTCCGATACGAAACCTGCCTGCCGTTGCTGCTGACGCTGGTAACGCCCTCGGCAATCGCAGCCACCAGGTCGTCGTACTGCTGCTGCGTGAATGCCATTGGCGACACCTCCCCGGTTCAGGCTACCGACTCAGCCAGGTTCCCTTGCGGCGCTCGACGGCGGCAGGGGCGGCAGGGGTGGTGAGCTGGGCTTCTAGCTGCTCCCACATCGTGGCGCGGTTGTACTTCCGCTTCAGCAGCTCCAGCATCGCCAGGCAGTACACCTTCAGGTCGAGCGGTTCGTTGCGGGCGCCGCTGGGTTTGATCCACTCCAGCACCTGGAACCCCTTCACGTACCGCGGCTGCAGCCGCTCGCAAGTGAGGCCCTGCAGGTAGTCCTCTGTGGTGGCGTTGTCGAAGTGAACACAGCCGGGGCCAGGCTCGCCGATCTTCAGCCGGCTGTAGATCGTGCGCTTCAGGCCGTGGGTTCCCACCAGGTACAGCGCCACGCCGTTCTTCACGGTCTTGCCGCGGAACGTCACGTCCTGTTTCGAGGGCTTGCCCAGTACCGGCGCACCGCGCTGGCTTGAACCCTTGATTGCAACCACACCCTCGCGGGCATGCTGCCGGCAGTATTCGTAGGCCTCGCCGGTGAAGTGACCACCGGTGTCCACCGCGCAATGCACGGCCTTGATCGTGCCGCCACCTTCCCGGGGCCAGGCGATCTCGCGGATGGTGGTCACCTGTTCCCACACCTCATCCTGTCCCGGGTCGCCATCGATCTTCTGGTGCCAGATCCGCCAGGCCTCCTCGCCCTTGCCATAGCCCCAAACGGACACCTCCAGCCAGGAGTCCTGCACGTCCACGGCCATCACCACCGCCAGCACGCCAGCCGGGCAGGTGCCGTGGTCGTAGCCGCCCACCCGGGCCATCAGGCCATCGGCGGTCACCTTGGCGAGGCTCTCGTCTTCCCAGGCCTCAGCGGCCCGCTTGTTCACCCAGCCCTTGAGCAGCAGGGGGTCGGACTTGGCGCGCAGGAACTCATCGCGGATCTGCTCCCAGCTGGTCCAGCCCAGGGGTGCATACCAGCCGGGCAGGTGAAACCCTGCCGTCATGCCGTCGCCCTTGGCGGTGGGCGTCCAGATCGCTTTGCTCAGCATCTGCTGCTTGTGGTACTGGGCCACCCGTTCGCCGCAGGCCGGGCACTGGCAGAGCACCTCACCATCCGGCCGATCCCAGACCATGTGCTCTCGCCAGCGGATCACTTCATGGGCGCCGCAGCAGGGCATCCATGCGTGGTAGTGCCGGCGATCGGATCGCGTCTCAAACTCTTGGGTGATCCGGCAAGCGCCGCGGCTGCCCGGGGTGCTGGTGATCAGCACCTTGCCCATCGGAAACGTGGACGTGCGGGCTTCTGCGTTTTCCAGCGGGTCGCCCTTGTCGTCGGCCTCCATCGGATAGGAGCTCACCTCATCGGCCGCCAGGTAAGCCGCCGGCATGGACTGCAGGCCACTGCCGCTGTTGGCGCCGGTGAGCACGAACAGGCCGCCGTCGAACTCCTTTAGGAACATGGTGTTCCCCGAATCCCTGGACCGGGCCGGGGCGATCTTCTCCACCAGCTGGGGCGTCTCGCGCAGCAGCGGATCCAGCCGTTGGCGGTTGAGGCGCTTGGCCATGTCCAGCGTCGGTTGAACCAGCAGGGTGGGGCCTGGCCACAGATCGATGATCGATCCCAGCCAGTTCAGGATCACCTCGGTCTTGCCCATCTGGCTGCCGAACATCAGCACCACCCGCCGGGTTGCGCTGCTGGGGCTCAGGCAGTCCATGGGCTCGCGCAGGTACGGCGTGCGCTCGGTTCGCCAGGGGCCTTTCTCGGCGGCGCCCTTGCCGCTCAGGATTCGGTGCTGATCAGCCCACTCGCTCACCGTCGTGGCAGACGGCGGGGCCAGTGCCGCCAGCAGGGCATCCCGATACAGCAGTGCGCCGTCAGCCATCAGCCAGCACCCGTAAGGCCGTGCGCAGTTCCTCGCTCAGCAGCCGGTGCACCTCGCCGCTGTCCTGGGCTGCGGCCAGCAGCGGGGCCACGCGGTTCGGGATCGAGAGGATGTTGTCGCGGATCTGCCGGCCCAGCGTGCTGGCCATCCGTTTCACGTCGGCGGTGGGCACCAGTTCCTCGCGTTCTTTCAGGGCCTGCAGCCGGGCGATCTCGGCGTTGTAGTGCTCCTTCCGCTCTCGGCTCACGTCCAGGCCGGGAATCTGATCCTCAGGCAGGCCCATGATCAGGGTCTTCAGCTGCTCACCGGTGGCGGCAGGCACCTGGGCCGGGGGTGGTGGATCGGCGCCCGGCTCCAGTGGCTTGCGGTCGCGCTGCTTAGCATCGGCCGAAACACGCTCTGAGCCGTTGCGCTTGGTGTTGCGGTCCCACAGCTCCAGGGCCTTGTCACGGTCGAGCATGCGCTTGCCGTTGCGCTCGACGATGGCGTCTTTGATGCGGGATTTGGCGGCGATCGTGACGGCTGGAGCGGAGACGCCTTTCAATCGGGCGAAATCGCTGAAGCTGACAAGCATTTAAGCCAGCCTTTAACGTTTAACTTCAGGGTACGGGGTGCTTAAAGGCGCGGCTG